CAGCAGCCGCGCGCGCGACCTGTGGATAACTTTCCAAAACCAGGAAGCGAAGACGAGGCTGCGGCCTTTGATGCTTGGGCAATCGAGCAGGCACGGAAGTCGAAAGCCCGGAACCTGAGAGCGTACGCGAACACGATCATGGCCGATCCGAAGCGCCTCGAAGAATTCCGTGCATCGCTTGCGCCGCCGCCAACGAAATCGGATTTCGTACCAGACCTCAAGGCTTGCCCGACCTGCGGAGGTGTCGTGCGCACGAATCGATTCGACGGGCTCGCGGAGTGCCAGGAATGCCAGGCATGGTTTCACTACGACCGCGCCTTTGACCAGTGGTTGCCTGATTCACATGAAATTGCGACCGGGTGAAAAAAAAGCTTTTTTTGGGCCCGCTTTTCGTGTTAGCTTTCGAAGCGAACGATGAACCCCGGCCGAAAGGCCCCAGCCAGTCCCTGGAGCGGGATCGTCGATGCAAGGAGCCCCTGGCGTTGCCAGGCCACGAGGCCGTTTTCAACGGTCCCGCTATCTCTTTGCTCGACGATCCTGTTTTTTTGGATCAGGGACGGCATCATGGCGAAAAGCCAGTCGAAGAGCACGAAGAAAGCGCCGGCGAAAAATGCGGCGAAAGCGAACTCTGCATCTTCGGCACCCTCACGCGCGCGAAAGACCGCCCCCGCCGCCCGCAAGCCCCGTGCGAAGGGCATGACCTGCAAGACGGCCCCCGCTCCCGAGACTCCACTCGTTCCGGTTCACCGCGGGCGGCCGAAGGACTCCCCCGACGTTTGGACGCCCGAGCATATCGCCGAGGTCGCTCAGCAGATGTGGGAGTACATCGAGTCGACCGACTACCCCAGCATCCCCGGATTCTGCTACCTGTACGGGATTCGCCACCAGCGCCTCGGTGAATTCGAAGAGCTCCGGGACATGAAGGACCTGCTCTTCGCGAAGCGCCAGGCCAACATCGAGCGACGCGGAATGCGGCTAGGCGTCGGGGAAGGTGCGCTCGGATCGTTTATCCAGAAGCTCGCTGCGAACGCGGGGCCGTTCAGCTTGACCGACAAGACCGAGGTCACCGAGAAGACCGCGCAGGGCTCGCTCCTCGAAGCGCTCGAGGAAGCGCATCGTGCCAGGAAGGCGGCGCAGCCTGCTCGCGAGAATCAGGAGGGCGACGCGTGAAGCACCTGCCGGCCCTCCAACGCACGATCGAACGTTTCTCGAAGCGGCACGACCTGGTCGTCGAAGCCATCGGCGCGACCTCTGACGGCTTTTACCGCGTCGAGCTGAAGGAGCCAGACGCCGAGCCAAAGCCCGTGCGAGGCCTCGCGCCGCAGGAGGCGCAGGCATGAAACTGTCCGGCGCCGCGCAAGAGATCATCCGCTACCTCGATGATCCGGTCGCATTCGTGCGCGAGATGATCGGCGTCGAACCGGATCCGATGCAGCTCGAGGTCCTGCGCGCGATCGCGGTTTCACCGGCTGTTGCGGTGAAAAGCGGGCACGGAATCGGGAAGTCGGCAACTGCCGCGTGGGTGATCCTCTGGTTCCTGTTCACGCATCCATTCGCTCGCGTGCCGGTAACCGCGCCGACCATGCACCAGCTCGAGGATGTACTATGGCCCGAGGTTGCGAAATGGCTCGCAGTCTCGCGATTCGCTGACCTGATGGAGTGGACGAAAACACGGCTCTCGATTCGCGGCTACGAGGAGACATGGTTCGCAACCCCGCGCACAGCTAACAAAGCCGACAACCTGGCAGGCTTCCACGCGGAGCACCTGCTCTTCGTTGTCGACGAGGCGTCCGGTATGGCGCAGGAGATCATGGAGGTCGTCGAAGGCGCGATGACAAACGACGGCGCGCGCCTGCTGCTGGAAGGCAATCCGACGCAGACCTCGGGCACGTTCCACGCCGCATTCCATCGCGACCGCGCGCTCTTCCGGACGTTCACCTTCTCGAGCGCCAACTCTCCCCGCGTGTCGCCTGCGTACGTTGAACGCATGGCCCGCAAATACGGCGCCGACTCGAACGTCTACCGCGTGCGCGTCCTTGGCGAATTCCCGCGCGGTGGGGCTGATGACTTCATCCCACTCTCGCTGGCCGAGTCCGCGGTCAACCGAGAGCTCCCGCTAAACCGGACGCAGCCGTGGGCGATTGGCGTAGACCCCGCGCGCTTCGGTGATGACGAGTCCGTGCTCGCTCCCGCGTGCGGCCGCTGGGTTGATCCTCTCCGCGGATTCCAAGGCCTCGACGGCCCGAGGCTCGCTGGCGAGGTCGCGCTTCTCGTGAAGGACATCCGGCGCGGTGGATACGCGGGGAAGATCACGGTCCGTGTCGACGAGACGGGCATCGGTGCTTCGGTCTACGACCAGCTCGCGCTTGAGGCGGATGCACTCGGGATAGACCTCGTAGCTGTGAACTTTGGCGGTAAGGGCGACGAGGACCACTACAACACGGCGGCCGCACTTTGGGGTGAGATGAAGCGCCTTCTGCCAGAGCTGCACCTTCCGGACGATGACGACCTCGTTGCGCAGCTCTCATGTCGCAAGTACGGACTCACGCCTGACGGGAAAATCAGGCTCGAAGAGAAGACGGCTATGAAAAAGCGCGGCATCAGTTCGCCCGACCGGGCGGATGCGGTCGCGCTCGCGCTTTGCGATCCGCCCCTGCGGTCAGAAGCGCGGTCGCTATGGGAATAGGGGGAAGCATGAAGGATATCGATGTCGCGTCCGGTTCAAAACGCCGCGATGACTTGAAAGAACGCGTCCGCATGTTCAACAACAACTGGTCTGACATCCTCGATCGAGAACTGAAAAAACAATTCCACGAGAAGACGTACCCGAAGGTCAAGCTCATGCTCGACACGTCGATGAACATCTTCCGCCGGATCATCCGTGAGATCTGTACGGTGTACCGCGAACCGGCCTCGCGCACCATCGCAGGTATCGCGCCCGAGCGCCAGGCAGATCTCGATACGCTGTACCAGAAGCTCCGCATCGACCAGACGATGCAGGTTGCACACCGCTACGCGAAGGCAGCGACGATGTCGTTCTTGGTCGTGCGCCGCGTGCCCGGCGAGGAGCGCCTTGTCATTCGCGTACTCACACCCGACCAGGTGATCGTTGAGGTAAACCCCGAAGACCCGACGCTGATCGAGCTGTTCGCGTACGCGTCCGAGATGCAGGTCGACAAAAAGCTACGCATGATCTGGACGGCGTACACGAAAGACGAGCGATGGTTCTGCGGCGAGAACGGGAAGGTCTTGAAGGACAGCGAGCTCGACAAGGTCTTCGGGCTCGACGCAGCGAACGAGATCCGCGAGGGCGAGTTTGTCAACGTGTACGAGACTATCCCCGTCGTGGCCTTCCCCGCCGAGTTCCAGGTTCGAGATTTCTGGAACGAGAACTGGAACCGCGACGCGTACGAGTCGAACAAGCTGATCGGGCTCTTGAACACGTACGAGAACTACCTCGTGAAGACGCAGTCGTTCAAGCAGATCGTGATTAGCGCGGATAAGGTATCGGAGACGCTGAAGGACTCGATACTTGATCCGCTTTTCCCGATGATCGCGGGCGCCGACGCGCAGGTCACTACGCTCGACCTGAACACGCAGCTCGCAGCGATCGACCAAGTCATCCGCGGCAAAGTCGCCGGCATTGCGAACAACTACGGCATCAGTCAGGAGAATTTCGCTCTGACCACGCAGGCGCAATCGGGCTTCTCGCTCAAGATCGCGAACCAGTCTCTCCAGGACATCCGGTCAGCGGACATCCCGCTTTGCGCGGCCGTCGAGCGTGCGCTCTACAGGGTGCTTGCGAAGGTGGCCGAGGTCGAGGATATCGCGAGCTTTGATCCCGATGCCGAACTCACTTTCAACCCGGGCGAGGTCGCATGGCCCGAGGAATGGTCGACCGAGCAATCGCGCTGGGAGTTCGAGTTCAAGAACGGCATCGCCTCGCCTGTCGACTACCTGATCACGCGAGATCCGCAGCTTTCGCGCGAGGAGGCGATCGAGAAGATCACCGAGCGGCAGAACGAAATGAGGCAGCTGAAACCGCGCGTGTCGCCCTGGGAAACGCTTCTCAATACGTCAACAATGCCCACGCAAGGCATAGGGCCAAACCCTGCAGCAAGCCCACTCAGTGCGCTTGCCTCGAAAGTACAAGGCGAGGCACAAGCATGATTTCCGAAAAGGATGTCGTTGAATACACGGTCGCAAAGCAGGACCTACAGATCACGGTCGAACGGCTCATCGAGCGCGCGATCGACTCCTTCGACATATCAGCTTTCCTTGCAAACCCTCGGGGCTACATGAAGCAAATCCTCGGTATCGCAGCATTGGAAGCGCTCAAAGCGGTTGCAGGGCAAGCGAATCAAATAGGCCAGCAATTCGCTGAAAAGGCAGCGAAGGAGTAAGCATGGACACGGACGCGAAAGTCATCAAGCTGAGCGAGCGCATCACAGGGTTCTTCGCATCGCTGATCGCCTATACGCTATTTGGAGCCCTAATCGTTTTCAGCCTTGGCCTATTCGTAGGCGCGCTTCGCTACCTCGTCGGAGCGTTTCGATGAGTGGGAAAAAAGCGCGGGAGGCGCGACGTTATGCGCGATCTCGCGAACGCGTATTCGATCAAGCATTCGCGCAACAGGTCCCCTGGTGGATCGTGCTCATCGAAAAAGCGATGCCGATGCGCAATATCCGTCAACCACTCGAACAAATTTTCAAGGGGCCTCTGACTCGGTGGCGTGAAAAGCGGGCAAAGACGAACGAGGCATACAAGCAGCGCAGCATGAAAATCATGGCGCGCATTGCGAAGCGACTTATGCAAGGAACAACGCGGTGAAGAAGGACGAGGACTGGGTTTTCGATGAGATACGCTTCGACTCGCTTGAGGACGTGATACAAGCGATCGGAAACGTCGTCGTCACCGGTTGTATTCGCTGCGTTGCGACCCGAACAAAGCCGGACGGATCACCGCAAAAGCAGAACGCTCCTTCAACCGTAAAGCGTAAGGGACACGACCATCCGGTCGTTGAGTACAAGCATCGGTTCGAAAAGCGAAGCACGTACCTTGTCCTCACGCCTACACCACGATCGGGGATGGTAACCTTGCGCCGCGATGAAGATTCCCGCATCGGAGCCGAACTTGAAAAAAAGAGTTACGACTTTTTTGGTATCACCGACGACGCATACCGTCAGGGCGACGCGCTGATGGATGAATACCTGAAAGACCAAGTCCGCAAAGCGTGGCAGGGTAAAGCATGAACGGTTCAAAGGTGTTGTACTACGACTTCAATCTCGAGATGGAGCAGATCGCAATCTCGCTCGAATTTTCTGCGAATCTCCTTGCGGACAACCTCCAGCTACGCATCACGCAGATGATGGCCTCAGGCATGAGCCCGAACGCCATCCTTGATGTGCTCAGACGCGATCTCGCAAACGGTGGCCCTCTTTTCGGCGGGCTGAAAAAAGCAGTTGAGACGAACATTTTCCCCGCGGTCGACAACATTGCACAAGGTGCCGTCATCGAAGCAAACCCTGGAGCATCCCGATGGGAGTGGATCACTACATCGGCCGGCCCCTGCGCTGATTGCCTCCCGAGGCATGGCGTCGTGAAAACCTACGCCGAATGGGAAGCCATCGGGCTCCCTCGTTCAGGTTTTTCACGCTGCGGGGATTATTGCAAATGCGTTCTTGCCCCTACAAACCAAGTGGATCCGACGCTACGAAGCGCCCCGGTGCAGATCCCGACGCTTGCGCAAGCTCGCGAAGCATATGACGCACGGGAGAAATGAGTTCCTAGAAAGATTCGCTCATTTGAGCGGAAAAATACGATTAGGGCTTTTTAAGGGCCCGAGGAGAGGCTATGCTTATAACCAGACCGACGTTCAATTTCGCTCCAGACCAGGGCGGATCGGCCGGCGGCACCAGCCCGAAGGACCCGGGCACCGCGGAGAAGACCACTTCCGGAGCAGGGCCAGGTGAGGGCGGTAAAACCCAGCAAGACACGGCTGGTGGGGCTTCCAAGCTCATGGACCCCGATCTTCCGAGCGACTTCGAGCAGCTCAAGGCTCTCTACCTGAGAGAGCGCGAGGAAAAGGCACATCTCTTGTCGGTTCACACTGACATGAAGACGAAAGCCGAAGCTCGCGAAGCTGAAGCCCTGAAGGCCCGCGAAGAAGACCTCAAGAAACAGGGACAGTACCAGAAGCTCCTTGAAGAGCAGACCCCGAAGTACGAACAGGCGGCGCAGTCCGTGAAGCGGTACGAGGCGGTTCTGAACTCCTACCTCGAAGCGGAGCTTCAAGCGATACCGGATAACCTGAAGGTGCTAGTACCTGAAGGTGACCCGGTATCGAAGCTCGAGTGGATCTCCAAGGCGAAAGCCTCGGGAGCTCTCAAACCGAGCCAGGGTCCCGCGAAAAAGCCGGGCGATCTGACACCGCCCCCGGGCGGTTCCGGACCAACGACCATCACGCGGGAAGCTTTTAGACAGCTTGCCCCTGAAGAGCGCTCAGCGTTTGTGAAGCGCGGTGGGAAGCTTGCGGATTGAAGAGGACTAGGGCCCAACGTCGGGAGACAGTCGGGCATATTTTCACCGTCGTGAGACGGAAAGGCTGGAACGTCGTGTGACGTCCAGAAGGAGAGTCTGAATGGCCAATACCCTTACCGGGTTGATCCCGACCATTTACGATGCGATGGACATCGTCGCCCGTGAGATGGTGGGCTTCATCCCCGCCGTTTTTAAGAACTCGTCTGCCGCGCGCGCCGCGAAGGACGAGACTATCCGTTACCCGATCGCGCCGGCCAATAGCGCGGGTGGGAACATCACTCCGGGCGCCGACCCCGCGGACGACGGAGACCAGACCATCGGCTACGCCGACATGTCTATCTCCAAATCGCGATACTGGCCCGTCCGCCTTACCGGCGAAGAGTCCCAGGGACTCGGCAACGCTCCCGGCTTGAACGAGACTGTTATGCGCGATCGCTTCGCGCAGGCGATCCGTGCTGCGGTAAACGAGGTGGAAGCTGACCTCGCAGCCCTCTACAAGTACGCATCCCGCGCCTGCAAGACGACCGGCCTCCGCCTTTTCGACGAGACCGACGGGACCGAATCGCTCGCACAACTGCGCAGGATCCTTTATGACAACGGCGCCCAGGGGCAGGAGCTCCATCTCGTACTCGGTTCATCCGCCGGAGCCCGCGTCCGCGGATCGAAGGTGCTCGTCGAAGTGGATCGATCCGGGTCTCCCGAGCTGCTGCGTTCCGGCGTCATCGGCCTGCCGCTTTTTGGCATGGCCGTCCATGAGTCCGCGCAAATTGGCGCGCACACGAACGGCGTGTATACCGCGCCTGTAGTCACCGACCTTGCGCTGAATGGCGTGGCAATCACCGGCACCGGGCTCGATACCCTGCTTGCCGGTGACCTGCTCAAGATCGCGAACGATGACGACAACGTGTACGTCCTTAACGCAACGCCCGGATCCGCTGTCGCTGCAGCGATCAATGCGCCCGGCTCGCGCGTCGCGCACTCCGGCGCAACCGACGCGATCTCCCCGCTCATCGCGACCCGCTACTACCCGAATATGGCCTTCGCGCGGAACGCGATCCACCTTGTGACCCGTCTTCCCGCAATGCCTGACGCCGGCGACTCCGCAAGCGACAGCGAGATCATCACCGATCCGATCTCCGGTCTATCGTTCGAAGTGCGAGAGTATCGCCAGTACCACCGTGTGAAATACGAGGTATGTCTCGCATGGGGCGTGAAGGCTGTGAAGCCGGAATTCATCGCGCTCCTGGCTGAGTAAGGAGGAACCCATGGCCAAGAAAAAGACTGACGGCTACGGGAACCTGATCGCGGACTCGGAAGACCTGGATATCATGCTCGGGGCGTTGCCTCCGATCAGGGGCACCTGGTATTTCGTAGACCCGACCTCGGGCCTTGCCGCGAACGACGGCCTCTCGCCGGGATCGGCGAAGGCATCACTCAAAGAAGCGTACGATCTCTGTACGGACGGCGCAGGGGACGGAATCTGCCTGATGTCCGCCGGTACCACCTCCGCCGGTTGCACGTCGTACCTGACCGCCGCGCTTACCTGGTCGAAGTCCGGGATCACGGTGTACGGCATCTCGTCCGGAACGAGGAAGTACGGCCGCGCTCGCATCGCGAACGCGGCCGCATCTACGAACCTCGCGAACCTCATCACCATGAGCGGTTCGAACAACCGCTTCATGAACGTTCACATGTTCAACGGCGGTTCGAACGTCGCGGCCGTCGGCTGTCTCTCGATCACCGGCAACCGCAACGCGTTCGAAAACTGCCACTTCGTCGGAGCGGGTCATGCAACCCCCGCCGCCGCGGTTGGCGCGTACGATCTCGAGATCGCGGGCGGACAGGAGAACACCTTCGAGCGCTGCACCTTCGGCACGGACACGATCATCCGCGCGGCCGCCAATGCGAACATCCGGTTCGATGGCGACGCGTGGCGGAACGCGTTCTACGACTGCGACGTGCTTTGCTACTCGGAGACGGCCGGCAAAGGCGCGATCATGTCGGTCGATGCGACCGGGCTCGACGGGTTCCAGGTGTTCTCGCGCTGCCGCTTCATGGCGTGGAAGCCTAACGGGCTCGGCTCTCTGACGGCCGCGATCATTGGTACGAAGCCGAACTCGGGTCAGATCCTTTTCGATTCCTGCACGCTCGTCGGTTGGGCGGCGTGGGGAGCGGCCGGCATGTCCGGCGCGTTCTACGTCGCGAACAGTGACGCAACGGCGTCCGGTGCCGGTGGCATCGCGACCTCGGTCTAATAACTCGAGGGCCGGTCGGAAACGGCCGGCCCTTTCCTGGAGGAACACGTGGAAGAGAAACAGGTTGAAATGTTCCAGCCTATCACCGGGGGCAAGGCCTTTGTACCCGAGTCGCTGATAGAGGACTATGTCGGCTGGGGCTGGTTACGTGCGGAAGACGCGAAGCCTGGCTCTGCTGAGAAGCCTGTGAAGGCGAAGCAATGAAGCAGGAGCTGCTTAAGGGCGGGGCCGATGCGCTCGCGCTCGGTCTCGTAGACCACGGACGGGCGATCTCCCCGTACTCAGCGACGATCCGGATCCTCAAGGGATCCACCGTCCTCGAGTCGGGGACTGCGACGGCCGGGGCCTACACGCCCTCGAGCGCGGTCACCGGCGAGGTCCACCAGGACCTGACCGCTGAATGGACTTACGTCGAGACCGTTGGCGGCGCGACCAAGAAGAAGGTCGAACTGTTCGACGTCGTGCTTTCGAAGCTGGTCCCGGTGGTTTCCGACGCCGACATCATCAAGGAGTGCCCGGGGCTGGCCGTAAAGACCGGCGTCCACTACGGCACGGTCGGGGCTGGGCCTTTGGCCTCGGCCATCATCGACCTCGAGCTCGTCGGCTGCCGCGAGGACTACGATGGCGGGCTACTGACGTTCCTTGATGGAACGCTGGACGAGAAGCAATTCCTGGTCACGGCCTTTGCTTCTTCGACCGGTACTATCACCGCAGCCATGGGCAGCGCGCCAGCTGAGGGCGATCACTTCACCCTTCGGAACACCTTCCAGGCCTACGTCGATCAGGCGTGGGCTGACGTCTACGACAAGCTGATCGCGCAGTGTGCGAACGACCCCGATGGCGGGATTGCCGACGGGGGCACTTACCCGGCTTCTTCGCGGCCCTACCTAATCATGACGCCGGACAGGCTCCGCCGGCCGCATCTCATGAAGGCGCTCGAGAAGATTTTCCGGGACATCGCGGACGACACGAGCGGGGCGGACTGGGCCCGGGCCGAGTACTACGCGAAGGAATTCGAATCCGTGTGGAACGGCCTCAAGCTGGTGTTCGCAAGCGCGAGCGATGACGATGACCCGATCGCGGAAAAGCAGACCGCGCCGCAATGGGGGTTCTCGCGATGATCGCGACCTTATGGCACCAGATCGTTGGAATCATGACGGGAATCGGATGGTTCCTATCTCAGGACGAAAGCGATCTCGCAACCAGGCGCTACACCATCAAGCTCCCGAGCCTGACTCGTGAACCGGATGTATCTACCTTTGCGCGACTGGCAGTCCAGAGGGATATCCGGCTGCGCCTGCAGTTTCCCGCGGCAAAGGATGCCGGGAAGCACCTGAAGATGAACCAGGACATCGAGACAATCGCGAACGCGATGCTCGTGTCCCCTTACCTATTCGAGTCCGCCCGCCTTGAAGAGCGCGGTGGCGGCTATATCGCGGAGCTCCAATTTTCCGCGAACGATCGCATGAGCTGAGGAGGAACCAATGTCTGCCGCTGACGCCCTAACCGGGCGAAACGTTTGGCTCGGAATCGGAAAGCAGGCGGCTTTCGGGACCGCCATTGCGCCGACAAAATTCTTTGAGGTCACCGACATTGGCGGCCTCATGCCCGAATATGACTGGAAGAAGAGTGACCGCCGCGTTGGGACGCGGTTCAAGGCGCTAGGCTCGAAGTCGAATAAGAAGATCCCGATCTCGTTCACCGTCGAGGCGAACGCAGAGAACCTCCCGCTCCTGCTCATGCTGGGCATGGGTGCGAATACTGTTGCTGCGGACGGAGCAGCGTACAAGCATAGCTTCACGCTCGCGGAGAACCTCCCCTACTTCACCGCGTGGGTGCAGACCGACAGCGTCGCGGACAATGTCTCCGACGACACGGTGCACCAGATCGTGAACTGCAAAGTCGTCTCGATGAAGATCGACGCCGTGATCGACGACGTGATCAAGGTTGCGATCGAGGCCATCGGCACGGATCGGAATTACTGCTACAAGTCGAAGGCAGATATCACCGCGACTGTCACCA